TGGCTAATCAACAAAAAGAAGTTATGGCTAGAACTGGTGGTTATGGTGATAGAGAATTAAATAAAGAAGAAGTTAAAAATTTACAAAGAAAAAGAAAATCAGATTTAGTTTGGCTTAATGATACTTGGATATATAAAGAATTACACCCTTATGTGCATCAAGCTAATAGAGATGCTGGTTGGAATTTTGATTGGGAAAGAAGTGAATCTTGCCAGTTTACAAAATATAAATTAAACCAATACTATGATTGGCATTGTGATAGTTGGGATAAACCTTATGATCGTAAAGATGTTAATCATCCTGAACACGGCAGAATTAGAAAGTTATCTATGACTTGTCAATTAACAGATGGATCAGAATACAAAGGTGGTGAATTAGAATTTGATTTTAGAAACTATGATCCACATATGAGAGACGAATCAAAGCATAGAATACAATGTAAAGAGATATTACCAAAAGGGTCTATTATTGTATTTCCTAGTTTTGTGTGGCATAGAGTTAAACCAGTAACATCAGGAACAAGATATAGTCTTGTAGTATGGCATTTAGGGAGGCCTTTTAGATAATGTTTATAAATAGTTATTTTCCAACTGTAATATGGAATGAGGAAAAACCAGAGTTTGTTAAGTCATTAAACAAAGCAAGCAATAAATATATTGCTGAAGCTCGTAAAAGAGAAAAAGAATTTATAAAAAAACACGGTGATTTTGGAAGATCATATCACTCAACACCACTTACAGCTGATAATGATTTTTTAGATTTTAGAAATTATATAGGTCAAAAGTCTTGGGAGTATTTAGATCATCAAGGTTATGATATGTCACGATACACAACTATATTTAGTGAGCTTTGGGTACAAGAGTTTGCTAAAAAAGGTGGTGGACATCACTCTGCACACATACATTGGAATCAACACGTATCAGGTTTTTATTTTTTAAAGTGCAGTGATAAAACATCATATCCAATATTTCACGAACCAAAAACTGGTGCAAGATGTACAAAATTAAGAATGAAACCAGACATAAAAGGTGTGTGGCCAGGTCACGAACAATTTCACCTTAAACCAAAACCAGGTTCATTAATTATATTTCCAGGGTACTTGGAACACGAGTATGCAGTAGACTTTGGACTTGAGCCTTTTAGATTTATACATTGGAATATACAAGCTGTGCCGAAAGAAATGGCTAAAGATGTTTAAAAAGAAAAAGTATACAGTAATCAGACAAGCAATATCAAAAGACCTAGCAGCTTTTGTTGCAAATTATTTTTTAATGCAAAAGCAAGTTTATGATACTTGCAAAGCCTCAAGATACTTTTCACCATTTGAAAATATTATAGGTCACTATGAGAGTAAAGACGAACAAATACCAGACACTTATTCTCACTATGGAAATATAGCTATGGAAACCTTGATGCTTAAATGCCAACCAGAAATGGAAAAAGCAACAGGGTTAAAATTATATCCTGCGTATACATATGCGCGAATATACAAAAAAGGTGATGAATTAAAACGACACAAAGATAGATTTAGTTGTGAAATATCTACTACTATGAATTTAGGTGGAGATGATTGGCCAATATATTTAGAACCATCTGGAGAAGTTGGTAAGAAAGGTGTTAGAGTGGACTTAAAACCAGGAGATATGCTGGTTTATTCTGGATGTAAGCTAGAGCATTGGAGAGAAAAATTTAAAGGTAAAGAATGCGTACAAGTTTTTCTGCATTATAATAACCGTAAGACACCTGGAGCGAAAGATAATATGTTCGACAAGCGTCCTCATTTAGGTCTTCCTTCTTGGTTTAAACGATGATATAATCCTTAGATGGAGGCAGGGCACCACCACATACCCCCTGTCTCCTTTTAAGGACATTTATGAATTTAGGTTTTGACGCAATATCACAACTTCCTATATCTCAAGTAGGAGCAGATAATACAGTAACAATTATAACAACAGGTAACAATTTAGTTGCTAGTATAGGTAATCCTAATATTACAGCTAACTCAGTTACAGAGAATATAACTGGTAATCAACTAACACTTGGTATTGGAACAGTAACAATAGTTGGTACAGCTAATCTTGAAGCACCTAAAACACCACTAACTTTAGGAACGGGTAACGTTACAGTTTCTGCAGACGCTAATGTAGAAGCATCTGGAAACAACTTGATTATACGTACTGGATCTGTTACTATTACTGGAACTGCGAGTATAGAAGCACCTGCTACCGCTATGACATTAGGAACAGGCGAAGTGGGGATTATTACGTGGAATGAAATTATACCAGGAGCAACAATGGTTTGGACACCAATAAAACCGTACTAATATGGCATCAACATTTTCAACAGATTTAGCATTAGAACTTGTAGCAACCGGTGAAAAAGCTGGTCTATGGGGAACTATTACAAATACTAATTTACAAGTATTACAACAATCAACATCAGGTGTAATTGATGTAGCAATGACATCTGGTTCAGATGTTACTTTAGCTTTATCAGATGGTGCAACATCAAACGGTAAAAATATTTATCTTAAATTAACTGGCACAATGACAGCTAACATTAGTTTAATTATACCTGCATCTACAACAGGTGGTACAGCTACAAGATTATACGTCATTCAAGATGCAACAGACAGAACTACAGCAAACAAATATACATTAAGTATTAAAACAGCCGGGTCATCAAATCCAATAGCTGTTCCTGTAGGAGCTACAATGTTAATTCATTCTAACGGAACAGACGCAAGATTAGATATTTTGCAAAAAGGTAATTTTGCAATTACATCTAGTTCTATTACTGCATACACTGCAGTGGCTGGTGATAATTTATTAATTGATACAGCAGCAGCTCAAGTTACTATCACACTACCAGCTAGTCCAAGTATGGGTGATGAAGTATCTATAATGGATGTATCAGCAACTGGAGGATTTGCTTCAAACAAAGTAATTGTAAATAGAAACAGTCAACCAATAAGAGGTGCTGCATCTAATTTAGATTTAACATCTAACAATCAATCGATTAAATTAAGATACACTAACGCAACCAAAGGTTGGCAATACGTATACAACCAAACAACATAGGAGTAATCAGTGCTTACGAAAATTAAGTTTGCTCCTGGAATCGATAAACAAGATACTTCAGTCGGAGCAGAAGGGCGTTGGGTTGACTCAGATAATGTAAGATTTAGATATGGCCTACCAGAAAAAGTAGGTGGTTGGTCCTCTCTTTTAACAGATACAATCGTAGGTGTAGCTAGAAAACAACACGCATTCGTTGATACAGACGGCAATAGATATGTAGCTATCGGCACAGATAAATTTTTACTTTTATATTTTGAAGGTCAATTATTTGATATAACTCCTCTTAAAACTGCAATTACAGGTGCAACATTTACTTTTAATGGAACAACAACTGTAACACTAACAACGTCAGCGGATCACGGTATTGCTGTAGGAGATATAATTAGATTAAGCGCAACAACTTTACCAGGCGGTACAACAGGTGTAACTACAGCAACTTTTGATAATATAAACTTTCAAGTATTGTCAGTGCCATCTTCTACAACTTTAACTATTCAAGCAGCTACTGCAGGTTCAGCATCTAGTGGTGGATCTGTAACTATTACTCCTTATGAAGTAGTGGGCCCAGCAGCTCAATCTTATGGTTATGGATTTGGTATTGGAAACTATGGTGGAACAATTACTGGTGTTGCACAAACAAATTTAGACGGAGCGTTGAACGCGGATACTGCTGGTACAGGTGGATCAGGAACTTCAATTACAGTTGATTCAACTACTGGTTTTGATGCTGCTGGTACAATTTTAGTAGAAAATGAATTAATTACATACACATCAAAAAACGCTACAAATTTTTTGGGTATTACTAGAGGTACAAACGGAACAGCAACTGCTGGTACATCAAATGGACAAGCTCACTCTGATGGAACTTTAGTTCAAAACGCAACATTGTTTGCAGGTTTTGGTAGTGCGGTACAGGCATCTACCGTAACTCTTGAACCAGGACTTTGGTCATTAAGTAATTTTGGTGAAGTTCTTGTTGCAACAATTGCAAATGGTAAAACATTTACTTGGGATGCAGGAGCTGCTAATCCAACAGGCAATAGAGCAGCAACAAATACATCAGGATTTGAAACAACAAATAATCCAACTGCAACTAGAGTTACTTTAATATCACCAACAACACGTCACTTAATTCATTTTGGAACAGAGGTAACTATAGGTTCACCTACAACACAAGATGATATGTTTATAAGATTCTCTGTTGATGAAGATATAAATAATTATACACCTGAAGCAACCAACACCGCAGGCACACAAAGACTACAAGATGGTACAAAAATTATGGGTGCATTAGTTGCAAAAGAAAATATTCTGGTATGGACTGACAATGCATTATATGCAATGAAATTTGTTGGTGCACCATTTACATTTGGTTTTGAACAGGTGGGTACAAACTGTGGATTGATAGGTAAAAATGCAGCAATTGAAATTGATGGTGTTGCATATTGGATGGGTAACAATGGATTCTTTTCTTTTGATGGTACAGTTAATACACTGCCTTGTTCTGTTGAGGATTATGTTTATGATGATATTGATACAACAAAAGGTCAACAAATTTGTGCAGGTATAAACAATCTATTTACAGAAGTTATTTGGTGGTACCCTACAGCTAATGCTACATTTAATGATAGATACGTAGTTTATAATTATGGACAAGATAATGCTAATTTACCTATGGGTAATTGGTATACAGCTACAAATACAAATGCAATGAGAACAACTTGGATTGATTCATTAGTATATCCTAAACCATATGCAACAGCTTTTAATAGTTCTAACACAGGAACTTTTCCTGCTATTCAAGGTGAAACAGGTTTGGGTCAAACTGTATTTTTTGAACACGAGGTGGGGACTGATCAAATTAATCCTGATGGTAGCACAACAGCCTTAACTTCTTTTGTTGAGTCGTTTAGTTTTTCTTTACAAAAAGATCAAAGTGAAGTGTTTTTAGCTATGCGTAGATTTTTACCTAACTTCAAAGTATTAACTGGTAACAATCAAGTAACCATATCTGTAAAAGATTTTCCTGCAGACCCAAGCGCTGCAACCACATTAAGTCCTTTTACAATTACATCTAGTACAACTAAAGTTGACACCAGAGCCAGAGGACGCTATGCAAATATTAAAATAGAAAATACGGGCGCCGGTGAATCGTGGAGATTTGGTACGTTTCAGGTAGACCTACAACCAGACGGAAGGAGAGGATAATGGCAAAGATAGTAGTAAGATTACCAGAACCTAAAAAAGAATATAGTGAAGATAACCAAAGACAAATAAACAGAGCGTTATCTATCTTAATAGAACAATTAAACTCAACATACTTAACACAACAAAAAGAAGATCAAGAACGATTTACTTGGTTAGGATTAGGTTAATGGCAAATATATATAAAAACGAAAAAACAAGTTTAACAACTACAGCACTTACTACTTTATATACAGTGCCATCAAACTCTAGAGCTATTGTTAAGTCTTTATTAGTAGCAGAAGACGCCGGTAGTACAGCAGTTGTCAAAGTGACTTTAGTAGATGCAGCTGCAGCTATTTTTGTAGTAGATAATGATGTTAATTTATCTGCTAATCAAAAAGAACAAGTATTGAGTGAACCTTTAATTATGAAAGAAAGTGAAATATTAAAGGTACAAGCAAGTAGTGGTGCAGTAGATGTTATTGCATCTGTACTAGAAATTAATAGGGAGGATAGATAATGCCATTTGTAGAGCAAGAAGAAGGATACTCAGAACAAAAAATAGACGGCAAAACAGTTAAAGTCTATAAGCCAAGAGTAGAGGTAACTATAAAACACCTTAAAACAGGTAGAGAATATCTATCAGATGCAGAGGCTAAAGAGGATGTAGATAGCCCAGTTACTGATACTACACAAGATGATATATCTAGAAGTGTAAATATCGTGGTGGGACCAGGTGCTTTGGGTGGTAAAACTAACATATAGGATCGTTGACGAATGTATAAAAACCTTGTAAATTGTACTACACTCGCCTTTTTACAAGCTTTGCGAACTTGCTTTCAACGTATATTATAAAGAGAAACTATGGGATTATTTAAAAAAATTTTCACT